GTTGTTCCAGCACCTTTTTGATTACCAAACAAAAATACCAAAGAAGAGTTCAACCATATTGCTTCACCACCTTTAGCTTTAATCTTTGGTTGTCCAAATGGGTTATCAGGTAATTCAACCCAAGGTTGGTTAACGATAATCAAAGTATTTTCAAACTTTGAATCCGCTTTTCTAGAACCTGAGATTCTTTGGTTGATACCCATACCAATTTTATCGGCAAGAACTGAGGCGTTATGTTGTTTACCACCTTTACCTTCAAATGTCATTTTACAAGGAATTGACCCAACTGAGTCCCACATAAAACATAAACTATATTCAAGGTCACCTTTTTCTTGTGCATCAAGTAAGTCGTTGATATAATCTGTGATTTGTTCAATGTATTCGAAGTTATTGTTGAAGATATAAAAACCATCCCAATCAACTTCACCCGTTTCTTCGTCCACAACTTCTTCACATTGTAGTCCCATCAATTTTGCGTGCTCAAAACTCCATTTTTGTTCTGTGATTATGAACACAGGTAGAATACCCTTTCTTTGAGCATCTACTGCAGTTTTTACTAAAGCAGTTGTTTTACCAGTATCAGAGTGACCTAAAAACATATTTAGGTGACCTACAGCAGGACCTGGTAATCCAACAGCATCCAAGAACTCAGTACCCAAGTCAAAGTATCTTTGTTGTTTGTACTTTGCTGAGGTGGAGAACTTCTTTTTAATACTACTGAAATCCGTTTTCTTAATTGCCATCGTTTAAATTATATTTTACAAATTCTTTTAGTGTTTCCAACTTGTCTTTAGCATTAGCCATTTTCTCAACATACTTGTCCATTTCTTCTAAATGTTGTGGATGTTCACCAATACCAACTGAGTTAGAGAAATAAACCAATAAAGTGGCCTCAGCCTCTGCTATCTCACTCTCGTATTTAAGAGCAAGAGCATCAATCATTTTAATTTGAATTTTCATTTAGGATTTAAAAATGAACCCCACTTTGTTAATGGGGTTCGGGTTAAAAAATATTTTTAGAACGGAAGGTCACCACTTGGTTCGAAATCATCAGAATCGTCCAAATAAGTTGGTGTGGATTTACCACCTAATACAACTTCACCTGAATCTGAGTTACTATAAACATAACCACCCTTTTCACTATCCCATCTTGGTGTTTCACCTTTGGCAATAGCTTCCAAGTATTCTACTGGTTTTTTAGAGTAAACATCAGCCCAAGATAGTTCATCATTCAACCAACCTTCAGCTGTTTCTTTGTTTTCGTGGAGTGGAGCTGGGTCATCATACATAATAGTTTGAATAACTGTATATGTTGCACCCTTTGGGGTTTTTGCTTTGGTCATCTCTAAGATAATATCTCTACCTTTTTGAGAATCGGTTACATCACCTTTTGCTCTAAAGATAGGAATAAGTTTATCTAAGATACCTTCGTTTTTGTAGTTGTGTTTGAATCTCCAAAACTTAACTCCATCGTTTTCATTATCTCTGTCGATAAGTTTAACAATGTAAAATTTACGAGGTTTGTATTGTTTTGCAAGTTCTTTGTCGGCATCTCTACCAGTTGACATAAGTTCTTCATATACTTCTGTAAGTGGAGAACGCTCATTATCATTTTTACCTGGGTCATAGAACTTTTGCCATTTACCATCTACTTGGATTTCGTGAAACCACACCTCTTTGAAAGGTGAACTTCCATCTGTAGTTGGAAGGATTCTTAATCTTTTTTGTCCTTGTTTTTCATTGTCCTTAAGAAGAGCTGCGAAGTATTTCTTCATTCTCTCATCTTGAGACATTTTGTTGGTATTACTACCTGATTTTTGTGATTGTTCGTACTGAGCTAAAATAGCATCTAATGGATTTGTCGCCATAATGTTTAAAAAGTTTTTTGTTAAGAAATATTATACACAATAGTAAGTGTCAGCCGTGGGTTTGTCAAATTAAGTTCTAATATATTTTTTTGAATTTACTTACGTCATTTTCAGGAGTCATCTCAGTATCACCAAAATCTCTGAAACTTCTTTTAATTTCATTAGGTGAATAACTTTCAACTTCGTCTGTGGTTAAAACATATTCATTTTTTCCACTCGCTTCCATTTCCTCCTCCTTGTCTTCAAAAAACTTACTTAATTTTTGGTTAAAAGGACCTGAATCTAAAGTTCTAAGTTCTAATTTTTCTTCAGGTGTTTTAACTCTGTATTTTTCAATTTTAGTTTCAATAGAATTTAATCTATCTAATATACCATCCATAGCATTTAATTTGGATTCCAAATCATTGAGATGGTTGAATAAACTTTCGAAATATTCATCTTGTTTTTCTTCAACAGATTTTTGTCCTTTAACTAAATCAGTGACTTCAATTTCTTCCTTATCACCTTTTTTCTTTTCGTCTCCTAATTTTTCAACATCAGGGTCGGACTCTGTGTCAATTGGTTCAGGTAGTGGTGCTGTTGGTGGTGCAGGTGCTCCTGCTGCAGTATCAGGAGCTGGAGCTGGAACATCACCTGCTGGTGGAACTTCTCCCCCTGGTGCTGGTGGTATTTCCCCTCCAGGTACTGGTGGAACTTCTCCCCCTGGTGCTGGTGGTAGTTCTTGTTCGTTTATGTATTTATTAATTTGATTATATCTCTTTAGTTCTTCTAAAATTCTTAAGTCAGTTTTCATTATTAACCATTTAATAGTTGTTTTATTCCTGTTGTTGTTTCAACTTGAATTTTTTTATGAGTTCTCATTGTATTATCAACTCTTTCAATAAGACCATCTTTCATTCTCACTGTGTAACATTCACCAGTGTCTAAATCACAAACTTGTTTAGTACCATCCCCCATATCTTTTTCAGAGGTTCTAGTATTTTTACCTAAGTAATTATCTAAAATTAATTTTACACTCATATTTTTAGTTTTTATATAAATATCTGTTGTAACTGAAAAAAAAAACTACAATACAATCTGTATCGGATATTTTCCTATTTCTTGTTGTCTGTTTTGGTCTGTTCTACCATCAGCTAAAACAGGATTAACGTAAACCCAAATCACAAAATTGTATGTTCCAATAAAATCATTTCTAGAGACACCACTACAACCAATTCGTGATATTAAATCAGTATTATTTATCAATACTGATTGTTGGTCTGTACTAATATATTCTGGTATAGATTTATTTTTACCACTTCGTGAACACAATGCTGATGAAGTCCAATCCAAATTAACTGCAAATATTTTCCACAAACCACTATTTGGTTTTATTTGTATAGTTAATCTTTGGAAACTACCATCTAATCCACCAGTGACAATTGTTTCTTGTAAAATCGAAGGTTGTGGCGGTGCTGGTGGTGGTGTAATTTGAGTTACAACATTAGTTGCTGGTTTTAATATTTGTAGTGCTTTATTAAAGTCATCCTTATATTTTTGAAAGTCATTAGTTCCAACCATTTTATTGTAACTCTCAGTTCCTTTACCAACACTATCAGCAAATGAATTTATATAAGCAAATTTAACGTAATCATCCACATTGATTTGTTCTCCATTACTTTGTAAAGTAATAACCCTTGATTGCCATCTTTTAATAAGAAACTCAACATAATTTGACAACGAACTAAACTCAACATACGGAATATTTTTCGTTGTACAGAAATATTTTTCATTTCCAATTGTACCAAAATATTGGTCAATAGATAAATAACCTGGATTATTTCCAATAACTCTTAGTCCATCTTTACCATTGAATGAATTTGTATAAGACCAAAAGAAAATAGTATAAAGTAGTTTATCATCATTAGATTGACCTTTTATTTCTTTAATCAAATCTTGATAATTAATTGTAACCTCAGTAGGTGTAGTATTGTTAACAAATTTACTATATTGTTCAACTGGTTTACAAGCTTCATTTGTTGTTTGAGAAACTTGTTGTGAAGCACCATTACCAGCATTACTTGTAACATTATTTGTAACACTATTAACGTTTGTATTTTGTTGTACTGTAGTTGTTGTACTTTGTTGTTTAATCAATTCAGTAATTTTACTCACCAAGTTAGCTCTAAGATTTTGTATGTAATTATCAATCTTTGGTAAATTTGGTACTGGTTGTCTAACTCCCTCAAAACTAGTTTCAAAACTTGAATCTGTGATGTTGTGTGATACTGAAGTAATATAATACGAACCACTAAACATAGGTACGTTTCTTAAATTAAAGTACATTGTTGGTTGTATTAAAGCATTTCCCAACATATCAATATTACAAGTATAACTTCTGTTCTTATATAAATTATATAAGGATACACTTTGTGTTGCACCACCTCTGTTTCCACCTTGATTTGCCATTTGGTTTAAAATCTGAAGTGATTCTGATGTTGCTAAAGATGAATTTTGACCAACACTAAAGTTTTTAAATACACCCTGATTTTGAGGACCGATATCAACATTAAATCCAACTACTCTATTTGATTTATCCCAATCTTTTTTACCAACTTGATTTTCAACCAAGGGATTATCACTTGCTCTAGTCAAATCAAATGAATCACTTCTAAATCTGAAGTCAACACTTTTAACATCAGGTTGTTCACTAGCTTTACCTGCGTAAGTACAAACCATTTTAGCTGTTGATTCTCTATAATCAACATTTAAAAATGTCCCAAAAAGTGTATTTGCAAATTCTGCAGTACCTTCCAATCTTGGTTTTGGGTCTTTAATCGCATCTTGTACATTGTAAAAATTGATGTAGTTAGGTATTGTAAGTACAACAAAATGATTTAATTGTAATATACCCGTAACGTAAGAATACAAACTAGCCGAAGCATTTATGTTTGTAATTTGGTCACTTATTGAAAATATATCAATTAATACTTCTTCCCCAATGTTTTTATTTGCCCTATCCAATAATAAAACATCCTCAAATAATGTTTTAGTTTTATAATCGTTACCAGAAATCCATTTATCATTTAATGCTTTAAATGATTCCCATAATTCAACTTTAGGTTGTGGTTCACCAGTCAACTTCGATGGTTTCTGTTCTTCAACTGTCATATTAACATTGGCCAAAGATTTTTGTAATTTTGGTATCAAATTGTTAACAATCTTATCTCTAAAGTTATCCACTTGAGACAAGTAGGATGACATAGCAGTTTGAAAGGCATTTTTACCTTTCTGTTGTGTGGTGTTTGGTGTTGGTGTATAAGTTTGTGGTTCAACAAATTCTTGTCTTACAATATATTGCGGGTCATTAGGATTATTAGATAATGAATTATATGCAGTTTCAATAACTTGATTAGTTATTGCCGAATAATAAACATTTGTTGTTGCAGTCACATTAAAATTGTTTGCTGCTCTCAATGAAAGTGGAATACTTTCATACTTACTTTCAAATAGAGGTGTCCCACCAGAGTTCTTATAAATTGTTCTATATTTACCATCATAGTATTCTATGTTAATTGTAAATAAGTTTTTGAGATAAGTTATACCTACAATCTGAGTTGGTTGTGTTGGTGGTGACTGAGGTGGTTCAATTTGATTTACTTGAAACTGATTTAGTTTCTGAGTTGCGTAAATTTTGATAATTTGAGCAAAAGATTTAACATTATCTTCCGTAAACGCAACATTAAAATCAACAAAGAAATCAGTGATATATGAACCACTATTTTTATAACTTATATCTTGTATTGTTGAAAATCCCACATAGGTTCTCAAAGCCTTCCAAACATTAGGATAATTAACCTCTGAAAATAACAAAGTTGGGTTTCCATTTACAGGTACACTATTAGGTGTTATGATTTGATACTTTTCCCAA